CCTACGTTTTGGACACCGCCACCTCTGACAGAAGCGACAGCAAACTCAGCTATTGATCCATGTCCTAGTGGCATTTATCCTCCCTGCCTATTATAACGTTTAAAATTTCTTCGTCTATGCTTATTTTTTGGTCTTGTTCTTGAAGAACGGCCAATAGATGTACGTTTCTTAACCGGCGTAAAATACGTATTATTTACAGATAATTTACTCATTATCTCGCTGTAACTGGTACACCTTCTGATGATACAAAAGGGTGTTCTGCAAATGCCATGTAAACGTATGTACCACCACTAGCATTAAATGCTGTAGAATCATTACGAAGTTTTACTCCATTACTTACAAAGTCTAATGTTTCTGATTGTTGTTCGGCATTATTTATATCTGCAAATAATTTTCTATCTATAACATTTATAGGGTCTCTTGCGGTATCATATATGTACCATTCTTCACCTGCATCAGTTCTTTTAAACATTACCCAACGAGGTTTAAAACCTGTGTAGAGAAAAGGGCCGTCTCCATTTCCATTGCCTGTGTACTTACCAAATTTACTGTAGCCTTGTATTGGTGCAAAACAATAAGCTATCGTTGCTTTACCATCATCATTTACTCCGCCAGAAGCACCTACTGTAAAAACTGATGTTGTTGGACTTGTGTTATTAAATCTATTTGAGTCAGAACCTGTTGCAACATTTGTGTCTAATCTCAAACCTCCACCATTTCCTGTTCCTTGATGATATACAAACCAGTTATCTCCATCATTACTTCTATCTTTAAAAACAATCCATTCTGGCACTTTACCTAATCCATGTTCTATTGTTCCTGCCGCACCTGTTCCTACATAATCTATAATTGAAAACCCTGCTGTCGTATTTGCTTGTCTGTCACCACCGGGATTATTACCACTTTCAGAAAATGATGTTGTTGTTCCGCCATTAGCTTTCCATGCCCAAGCGACATAAGTATTACTTGAAGCTCCTACTGAACTATCAACTGTGTCCCAAGTAAATCCGTCTGAATTAACTGAAGTTAGATAAGCATAAGTTTGTTCTTGCTCTGAGCTGACTGTTGTTAAGTAAGGCTCACTACCAGAACCAATACCTCGTGATGTATCAAATACTTTAGAGTTATCTGATGAATCTCTTCTTTTAACCCACAACCAATCTAATTGTAAATCAGAATTACCACTGAAAGTTACAGAAGAACCATTACCCCCTCCTGTATATGTTTCTGTTTGAAAATGTGCTGATGGGTCGTCTATTGTTGTATAAGCCATTATCCAAACTCCGCTAAGTTTTTAGTGCATAATGCAAAGTAACCGCTAGGTGGTGCATATTCAAAGTTACCATGTCCATTTGCATCTGCGTTACCACTTGATATAGAAAAAGATGGTTGTCCAAAATTTGCCTCTAGCGTAACACCTGCGGCACTACTATTATCTGCCGCTTGAAAAAAATATGTAAGTCCATCAGTTAAATCAAAAGCAGAACCTGTTCCTGTAGAACCCGTTGTTGGGTCTCCAGAGTTTTGATAAGTTCCGTTTTTAGAAAAATATATTTTTCTGTTATCCATATCTACAGCAACACCAATTATGTCTCCTGTGGTATATGAATTGCCATAACTTGCATTTACACCTGTGCTTCTTTTATTTCCATTGTTTTCATAAGCATAAGTATTTGAAGCGTTCCAAAAATCATCATTATCTCTAAAATCACTAAAAGATAACCCCTCTTCATTATCTATACCTATAGTCATATTTGTAGAATTTATATCAGTGACTTTATATTCCATGTACCATTTACCATTTTCAAAACCAATGGTGCTAGCTCCTGCCATTCTTTCTCCATTTGTAGTTACAACTTTACAATTACCTTCGGATAAAGTTGCTATTGATGCTAAGGGATTTATCGTAGCAAAATTATTTTGTGGTGTGTCTGTTGTAATATCTGTTGCGGCTAGGTTAGTTACTGCAAAATGATTATCTTGACCACTTGTATCTGCACCTATACCACTTGAGTTTTGACTTGTACCTGTTTGTTTAAACTCCATATAAAAACCATTAGTGCCATAATTTCCCCCTGTATATTTTTTTGGAATCCAAACTCCATTATCGTTTGTTTCACCAAAATAACTAGCGTCATATGCTGTACCGTCTAAAAAATGCATTTCAGCTAAATAGCCATCATAAGGATTTGAATTAGCGGCTGAACCACTATGACCTGCACCAATAGTCATGTTATCTTGACTACCTAAAATTACGTCAGCGTTTTGGTCTGGATTTGTTCCTTGTGTTACATCTGTTTGCAAAGTTCCATTAACATAAAGTTTTAACCTGTTGTTTGCAGTTCCGTCTGTAGAATCTACACGAACTAAAAAATGATACCACGCTGATGAATCTCTGTATTGAGCATTAGTGTATAAGTCAATAAATGTACTACCACTTGATTTTCCAAATATTGCAAATTCACCAGTATTACTTATGTGAACTCTTACTCTATTATTTCCATCGGCATGATTACTAAAAATATAATCAGTGCCATTACTAGTTGGAACTCCAATTTTTGCCCAAAAAGAAAGTGTGCATTTTTTATTGTTTGTTGATGTTCCCGGATCTAAAGTTAAACGAGCACCATCGTCATCATTAAACCTAACCGAGTTAGTTATAAAATCGCCTGTTGCCTGCGTTCCACCTGCTATGGGAAATACCATGCTACTCCTTTACTGGAAATTCGCCTAGTGGTCTCGTTATGCTCTTGTCTTCTTGTTCTGTATAAGTAAACAAAGCGGCTAACGCATCAACATCACTAGCATTATCTATTTGTGTTTGCATCGAGTTACATTTAGTTCTCACACTTGCTCTCCAAGTTTTCCAACCACTATCCATTGTGCCTCCCGTTTCTGTCGCTCTTACTACCATCCAATCACTAGGTGCAAGTAATCCTGCACATTGATTATCAATTATTCTTTTCTTTATTGTTTTTAAACCTTCTGTTGCAACATCACCTACATCTTTATCACTTGGAATTAGACCATCAGTTTTATCTTGCTCTGTCCATAAAGTGTCTGCTATTTTTTTAGCTGTAGCTGTGCCATATGTTCCTGTAACTTTACCGCTACCAAATGCATAAGTAATGTTAGTATTAATATACCACTCTTCATCTTTTCTGTTTGTTGTATCTATTTGTACTGTGTAGATACCTATTGCGTTTCTTTCTGCTTCTGTCCATAGAGTATAAATAGATGCAGGGTATTGATTATCTCCTAATGTAATACCTTTGTTGCCTTTTGGCATTTGTGTTATATTACCATCTTCTACTAATGCAAACATATTACTCCTACGATAATGTTAAGTTTTGATTTCTACCAACTTCAAGGTATTTACTACCATTATATCTAAATACAAATAGATCACCTTTAGCGGCAGTTGTTGTAAGTGTTGGTGCTGTGTCATCTTTAAATTCATAAGCGGCGTTAAAAGTTACTGTTCTAGAACCTGTGCCATCTTGTATAATTAACAATGATACAAACTGTCCTGTTTGTGCATTGGTAGCCGCACCAAGAGTTCTATTAGCACCTAATGTTACTTTTGCTACTGAACTTGTCGATACATCCCACGATATAGTTGATGCATCTGTTAGTGTAGCTTCTGGAAAGAAAGCGGCTCTTGTAAAAGAAGAATAACCACCATCATTAAAATTTACTAATTCGTTACCATCAAACTGTTTGATTATAATATCTTTTGCGTCTACCATTGGCTGTATAACTGTATCACCAGATGATGATGTTAGTTTTACATGATCTGCATTTGCAATCTTAATATCAATCTGATCATCTGTATCTGCTGTAATACTTGTGTCGCCATCAGCATCTAAAATTAATTCATTACCATTTAAGTCTGAGTCTAATGGGCCACCAACTGCACCAGATATCTCCACGATGAAGATACTCGCACCAGATGCAGGAGCTGTAGAGAAAGTGATCTGTGTGCCTCCACTAGCTAGACTATAATCTGTTCCTGCTTTTTGAATTACCCCGTCATGTGAGACAAGTAACTGTGCAGGAGAACCAACTTGTGTACCTAAACTAAATGTAGTGTTAGAGCCATTGTAAGTATTACCAGATGTATCTAATACAGCAAATGTGCCACTCTCTATTGATTTTCCTATGTATGCCATCTGTTACTCCTATTTGTACGGGTTTGTTCCTAATAAACTTTCATCCCAAGCGTTTATTAACTGTGTTATGTTAGATGCATTAGTTATTGATGAATTTGCAGGTGCATCTCTTAAAGATTGTTTTTTATTTTTAGAAGCTGTTTGAGCGTCTGTATCTGCATTTTCTAATGCTTTCATGTAAACTACATCTTCAGCATCTAAAAGAGGAGCACGAACTTCTCTAATTTTATCTTTAAATAAATTTTTTGCTGTTGTTAAATCTTCTGATATTACTGAACCACTTAACACCCAAGCATTACGAAAAAATCTATTTGTTGGAATAGTTGCAGTTGATGTATCTATTGATTTATTGTTTTTGTCTTTTGTATAATCTACCATTAATTATCCTCACTAACTAATTCTTCTTTTATTTTCCAAGTGTTTCTCCACTTACGATTAGAAGGAAGTTGATTTTTTTTACATATAATCATTTTTAATTTATTACTTTTATTATAGTTTTTCCAAACAGATTCTGGACAATCTTTTTTTATTAAATATTCTACTGCTTGTTCTTCTGTCATAGCCTCCACTGGTTTAGAATTATGTAATAAATATCCCCTTGAGTGTCTTTCAAAATTTGGTTTTTTTTCATCTTCTTTTAATTTAGAATATGCTTCAAGAGGGGGTAAAATACCTCCTTGTAAAGCACAAGCCATCCAATTAGGGTCTGGAGTCATTATTTTTGCACATTCGTCTACATTGTCTTCGTACACAATTCTATAATCAGAGTAGTATTTTTTTAAATTTTCTTTTGCCCAAACAAGTCTTTTATAAACATGAGTGTTTTGAAAATTAGGAGTTTTAATTTGTTCTTGATTCATGTTATGCTAAATCTCCGTGAACAGCAGTTGAAACATGTTGTGCGTCTTTATCATTACCCGATACATCAGAACATCTTAATCTATAAGACCCTGCCGCAGGGT